TACATTGTCTGATTTGGATAAGATCACTTACAAGGATAATGACGCAGTCGGATTCGGCATCACTTTAACAGCGTCTGCGGACAAGAATGGAAAAACACATTATGAATACTATTCTAAGGGGGCTTAACTAAATGGCGTCTAAAGAAACTAATATTATTACTGTCAAATTGAAAGACGGGTTTGAATTGCATATCAACAAAAAGCGTACAAGGAATATGCTTTTGATGGATGCATTACGCGAATCAGAGAAAGATCCTTATGCAATTTCTGATGTATGCACGTTGTTGTTAGGAAAAGACCAGAAACAACGTTTATATGATCATCTGAAGGATGAAGATGGCATTGTTGATGCAAATGATGTTGGAGAAGCATTAGGAAAAGTATTTAATTCAGATGAACTAAAAAACTAATGGCCCTGGCTGGTATGCTGGATGCGGATGAATCGGCACTCATATGTGACCTTGCCGAAACATATCATATTTATGACTATCGTAAGTATGACGCTGATTATATCGCTATGCTAGCTACTGGTTTAGGGCCTGATTCTAGAATATTTAAAAAGCTGAATGGCGTCGATGTCGATATGACCGATCTATTGCTGGCACGTATCTTTGACCAGCTGAATCTTTTGATTTGGATGAATACCGAAGATGGTCAGAAAAATCAAAATCGTCCAGAATCATTGGCGGATATGCTGACTGGCAAATGTGATAACAAAAATAGCATTGTAGCATTTGATACGGTAGAGCAATTCGAAATCGAACGTCAAAAAATATTGAAAGGGGTGGCATAGTCTATGGCAAGCGGAACTACACTAGGCAAGGCATACGTACAGATCATGCCATCTGCAGAAGGAATTTCCAATCGCATTCGTGGTGTCCTTGGGGGCCCGATGAGTGCCGAAGGAGATAATGCTGGACGCGCTTTTGGCGGCAAGTTTGCGACTATCGCTAAAACCGTGATTGGTGGGGCGGCTATTGGCAAGTTTCTAAAAGATTCTATAACAGCCGGTGCAAATCTTGAACAATCTGTTGGTGGCGTGGAAACTTTATTTAAAAATTCTGCAAATCGAGTAAAGGACTATGCACGACAATCATTCCAAACCACTCAATTGAGTGCAAATCAATATATGGAGACAGTGACGTCTTTCAGTGCATCGATGTTACAGTCACTTGGCGGTGATACCAAAAAAGCTGCTCAGATGTCAAATCGTGCTGTCATTGATATGGCCGATAACGCCAACAAAATGGGTACTAATATGCAGGATATCCAGAACGCATATCAAGGATTTGCCAAACAAAACTATATGATGCTGGACAACCTTAAATTGGGTTATGGCGGTACAAAAGAAGAGATGCAAAGGTTAATTACGGATGCATCAAAAATGACCAAAGAGCAGAAAGATTTGAATCTTACTGTAAAAGACGGTGACTTAAGTTTTTCTAATATTGTTTCCGCTATCAGCGTCATGCAGAAGCATTTAGGCATTGCTGGAACATCGGCGAAGGAAGCTAAAACGACAATTAGTGGATCATTCAATATGATGAAAGCATCAGCACAAGATTTTATGGCATCGCTTACTGGTGTCAAAGACGGCGAAGGTAATGCTGTGCTATCCATGCAGAAATCGATGCAAAACCTGATCATGTCAGCAGGCACTTTTTTAGGCAATTCAGGGCCTGTTATTAGCAATATGATGGTTGCCATACCTCAGGCTATCTATAGCGTACTTATGACACAAGGCCCGAAATTCACTGACTCTGCTGTGAAGATGATGGACAATCTAGCAAAAGGTCTGCCAAAAGGATTGCCAAAATTAATGGCTCAGATACTGCCGATGATCAGCAAGCTAGTGGCCAGCATACGGCAAAATTCAGGAAAACTGGTCGATGCTGGATTGAGATTAGCGGTTGCGCTTGCTCAAGGTCTTATAAATTCGATACCTGTGTTGATACAGTATGTGCCACAGATAGTGATTGACATTTGCGGTATCATCAACGACAACATGCCAAAAATATTGCTAACAGGTGGGAAGATAATTCTGATGCTTGTCCAAGGCATCATCACAAATATTCCAAATTTAATTGCGAATTCGGGGAAAATAGTAGAAGCTATTTTCAGTGTCATAACCGCGGTAGGATGGGCCAATCTAGGCGCCAGTATTGTAAAATTTTTAGGTTCCGGATTAAGATCATTAGCATCTTTGCCAGGTAATATCATGCGCAATATTGTTTCGAATATCAAAGAAACAATTGATCTTGGCGCTGGTTGGCGTTTTATTGGTCGCGATATTGTGCGCGGTATTGCAAGTGGAATCAAAGGTTCTGCAAGTGAGATATGGCAGGCATTGAAAGCTATCTGCAAAGCGGCAATAGGAAATGTCAAAAAGTTCTTTGGAATCAAGTCACCTTCAAAGTTAATGGCAGACGAAGTTGGTAAATATCTGCCTTCTGGAATTGGTGTTGGTGTGACTGCCAATACTGGACCATTGAATCAAGCAATTGATGATATGACTAAGCAAGCTACTATTAGAGCCACAAACGGTATCAATGCGATACATGTTGATCCAACCGTTAATCCAACGGAAAATGGCGGTGTATCGGCGATTACAGGGCAGTTGGCAATCATAATCAATATCATGAATGCAATCCTTAACAAAAATACAGATGTCAAACTTAATGGTCGAACGCTGATCGAATTCATGCGTGATCAATCCACACAAAGCGTTATTAATTACAACATGCTGAAAGGAGTGTAGATAAATGAGAAAAATTTATGATGCATTCCATTTGGTCATAAACGGTGAAAGCTCTACTCGATACGCACCGTTGATCGTTCCAGGAGATGCGAACGCACCACAGCCAAAGTACTATGAGTATGATGAAGTGATCGGAAAAGATGGCCGTGATAGAGTATTTGAGAATGTATACAAAGAATATACAGACCCATACTCTTTTTATTTTTTAGAGGAAGAAAAGGGACAATGGGGGAATCAGTGGGCACTACTGAAGCAGTGGCTATATAGCTTTAACGTCAATGATCAAAAGATAGTTTTTCAGGAATCGACAAGCTTAGAATGGTTTAAATATCTGTCAAAGGTTGAGATTGAATCAGCAGACAGAAGTGTCAAAAAGGTAGGCATCGCGAAAGTTAATTTTACATTTGCACCGTATGAATATGCGATTGGCGGTTTATATTCATATACGCTTGCGGAAATCGAATATAATTCGTGGTATCGATGTGAGCCGATGTACATATTGACGAATAGCAATACTGAAAAGAGAAATGTGATGATATCTATATCAAACGATAGTGGATCATATGATGTTTCGTTTGAACTGCCTGGCATGTCTAAAGCAAACGTTAGCGTAAGAGACGCCATTATTCGATGCTACAAGAATGATGGATCAATACAAGTATTGTCTTACGTCGGCAATTTGAAGAATCTGGTCATGGAGCATGGTGTAAACAATATTCGCGCAACAGATGGTATTAATATTTCGGTTATTCCTAATTGGAGGCGCTTATGATCAAGATTTTTGATAGTAAAGCATTTGATTACAAGGCCAACAAGCTCAAAGAAACCCCTGGAGAGGTCATAGAGCCATCCGTTTGTACATTGACAGAAGGTATCAATACACTATGGAATCTTCACATGGAGATTCCTTTTTCTGTTAATAATAATCGCATCATTAAGGAAGATGTTCTAATTGGTGTTGAGTATAATCCACGTGAAAATGCGCCGGATGCGGATGCTTTTGCAGATATGCAGGTGTTTCGGGTAATGAAATGCGAAAAGACGGAATATCTGATCACTTGTGAAGCATATCCAATATTCTATGATTCAAGATGCATACGATGTTCTGAAGTTTCCTACAAAAATAAAACCGGTAAAGAAGCTTTGAAAGAAATTGTTGAAGCACCTGTAAGGGTATATGGGACAAAGGACTATATATCATCCGAGTTAAAAGCGTGGTCAAATATTGACACTGTTGCATCAACAGCATGGAGTTATATTACTTATTTTGATGCATTATTTGGTGATAGCGATACTTCCTTTGTTAACGTGTGGAATGCTGAAATCATCTTTAATAACTATGAGATAAGAGCATATAAAACACTGGATACAAAATCAAAAGAAAATAGGATACGCATCCAAACGGGTGTAAATATGACAGGAATCAAATATACCGTTGACCTGTCTAACACGTATAAACAGGTGCAACCAAAAGGATACGGTGATAGAGACGGCAATGCCTTTGGCAACCGATTGGCTAAAAAAATAGATGGCGTTTGGTATCAAGACGTTGTTAAGACGCCAAACAATTTTCCCTATTCGTTAAAAAACACCTATGAAGTTGAATACTCTGACATCAAGCTCAAAGAGGATGCGTCCACAAATGAAAGTGCTGGCACGATCATATGTGATACACGAGAACAATTTTATGATGAATTGCGTAAACGGGCTCTAAAAGAATTCACGGTCAATCATATTGATATGCCTACAATTACATATGACATCGATTTGATTGACATTTCTTCACTGCCTGAATACGCAGATATCAAGCCATTGGTTTCACTAAACCTGGGAGATTCGGTCGATGTATATAATGACGTACTTGGAATACAGACAACAGCAAGGGTCATTGAAAGGACCGTTGATTTTACAAATAGATTGGTTACGAATATAAAGCTTGGTGATTATCAGGAAAATTTTTTCAAAAGTGCAGCTAAAACGCAGAGAACTGTGTCAAATGTTACGGACAGCAGGACCAACACAATACGAGGAAAAGCTATCACTGGTGTGGTTGATGGGTTCAATGCGCAGAATGTAGCATCTAAAACAACCATGAATCAAGGTGATGTGCAGTCCATCAAAGTCGAAAACAAGACCAATGATGGGACTTGGGGAGCGATGGCATTAGGCACGAAAGGACTTGAAGTAACAAGGAAACAGGTTGGAAATGACTGGGACTGGTCAAATTCCGTGATACTTGACTTTATAGGACAGTTTTACGGTGGCATCGAATCTGTAAGGAATGCGCATTGGAAAATTGGAAATATAGAAGTCTTAATCAATAACGGAAATTTTCTAGCTAAATGCGGTGATAATGAAGTCATCATAAATAGCAATGGTGCCTTTCTGCAAAATAGTGCTTCTCGATATGTATCAGTCACAGAAAGCATGGTTGTCCTATCAAACGGTGGTGAGCAGTTGCGTTTGGATGGTGCTGGACTTGTATCTATCCACGGCGGTTCCGGAGCCAGAGGCCTGAATGGTACCTATAAAGTTGATGAATCGATATCTGTGGTAAACGGCGTAGTTACAGGTGTCAAATAATGGCAAAAAATTTTGAAGATTTTGTCAGCAAATACAATGACACTTGGAACGATGTAGACGGCGCATATGGCGCACAGTGTGTAGATGGATTTAACGTATATGTCATGTGGGGCGGTCATTCCAGGATATCGGGAAATGCCTGGGATATTGGATCCGGGTGGCAATCAAACGGGCTATCATCTTATTGCAAGAACGTGACTGGACAGCAATACAAGAACGGCGATATCTGTTTCTGGGATGGCACCCAATTTGCGGGTAATCCCTACGGTCATGTATCCATGTACTATAACGGTCAATACTTTGGTCAGAATCAAGGTGACGGTGCTAATGGTACGACTGGTAAAGCATTTAATATCATGAGCCTTGTAGCACCAAAGCTTGTACTAAGACCTAATTTTGTTGGCAAGCCAGATATCTATATCACATGCGTTAACGGTATTATCACAAAGCTCGTTGTCAAGTAGCGAAAGGAGGAATGCCTATGTACAGGATCAATCTATCAAACCATGAAGAGAATATAACGATCCCATTGATGCAGTACGATTCTAATTATGAGGTCCGTATTGCAGTCGAAGAAAATCTAAAATACAAAACAGTATATGTTGATGTTGAAACATCTCTTGGCAATGTTTTGCACTGCCCGGCGGATACCATTGATGATCGTATCGTGCGCTTTTGGGTCGATACACAGATCAGTTGGAAAGCTGGAAAGTACAAGGCACAGATCATCGTATATAACCAGGATGATTTGACTAAAGTCGTAAGCTACTATCCAGTTATTCTGGAAATTTCACCATCTGTTAAGACCCATTACGATGACCCATATGAGACGGCCAAAGCAGAAGTTGATAAGCTGATCAATGAGGGTTACAAATGGGCGGAATCATGGGCCCATGGCGAGACTGGAAAAAGAGATGGCGAAAATACGGATAACGCCAAATATTGGTCAACCATCTCAAACTCATGGGCAAAAGGTGGTACAGGAAGAAGAGTTGGAGAAGATACAGATAACGCGAAGTATTATTCGGAAATCGCAAAATCGGAATATAAGAAGATTGAAGATACGACGGAGGCAAAATTATCTGCACGCATCTCTGCGTTAGAAACAGGAAAAGAAACAGAATCTATTGTCATTGGTACGATTGATCATGAAATGAACTGTTATCCAACGGTTGACTTATACTTGTTTGACGGAGGTGCCGGATGCAGTTCAGTTGAAAATGTTACATGCGGCGGTACATCTCTTGTACATGTCATGTGCTCATACGAACACACGGATATGAATCATACAAAGGTCAGTGCCAGCCCAAAAGTTCTTGTCGATAGCAATGGGGTTAGCTTGACAGTTGACCAAATCAACAAGGTAAGAAATGGCCAATACGCAGTTGTTTTTAAAGATAGTGTAACAGGGGCACTGATACTAAGATGACAAATAAGATCATAATGGTTCGAGGCGATACGCAAAACATCGATGTGCTGATCACAAATGAAGATGGAACGAATCATCTTGTCACTGACAAGGAAACATGTCTTTTTACGGTAAAAAAATCATATGCGGATGAAAGAATATTGATTGAAAAAGACGTCAAATCAAATGGAACGGTCAATACATTCAAACTGGATCCAATTGATACAAGCAGTATGGATTTTGGCGGATACTGCTATGACGTGCAATTAACTTTGGAAAATGGCGATGTATATACCGTTGTTCCATGTGATGAATTTATATTGAGCCCGGAGGTGACGTGGCAATGATATTGAAAGGCGAAATCAAAAGGATCAAGATTAGTGGTTCGTTAAAGAAGGAGGGTAATAAATAATGGCAGTAAATCTAGATGACTACAAGCTCGTAAAAGGAGAACCGGACTGGCATTTGAAAATTAACAAGTTTATCGAAGATTTCGGACAGGCATTAAGTAACGTAAGTGATATTTCAGATTGGCAGCAAGCTGTAATGTCAGGAAACACAAAAGTAGTTGTGAAAGGAGATAGCGATCAATGATTAATGCAAAGGCAGAATCTACTACATATAAACTTATGACAGATGCAGATATGTCATACACTGCAACAGTGCATGATACAGGTGCTACATGGATAGACGGCAAAAAGATCTATAGCATCACTAAAGAGTGGTCTAATCAAGCTTTAAACAATACCGTTAAATTATCACATGGTATATCAAATATTGACAAAATCATCGATTATAAAGCACTGTATTTTGACGGTGGCTCTTATGTTAGATTTCCAATCACGGGAGCTTCGAGCGATAAAACAGTTGGTTTAAGAATTGACAAATCAAATATCATTCTTGCGGGCACAGATACATACTCCGCACAATCCGGCCGTAATCTATATGTGACGATTTACTACACAAAGACAATTTAATATTTAATCAGGGCTATCAATAGCCCTTTTTATTTAAAAAATGAGGAGATTAATATGGATAAATTAAAAAATAAAAAGTGGTGGGACGCATCACTTACACGAGCTATCAAAACGGTATGTCAAACGGCAGTAGGTACCATCGGAGCTAGTACCATGATTGAATCAGTAGATTGGAAAGTAGTGCTATCAGCAAGCCTTTTGGCCGGATTGGTATCACTGCTTACAAGCCTTGGCGGCTTACCTGAGGTAGACGGATGATTAATCCAAACAACGGCATGACGTTTGAATTTTTGTTTTCTTCGGCGGCCTTTATAGGATTGATTGTTAATATTATTTTTACGATAAAAAACAACTCAAAAAAAGATGCAGAAGATGTATCTAAAGCCAATGAGGGAGTTGTAAAAGCTAACATCAAACTTGATGCACTATGTCGTGATTCAAGCGAAACAAGACTTGATTTGAAAAGCATGAAGTCCGACATTGAGAAGATGACAAAGAAGCAGATGGAACATGATTTCAGGTTAGGACAAATAGAAAAAGACTTAGACAGTGCATGCTGTCGAATCACAAAGCTTGAAAAAAAAGGAGATGATAAAGCATGAGCTTTACACCTAGAACATCATATGGAAATTTTGGCAGTTCGCAGTATATGCAATATGCATTGGCGCGGACTGGTGTGGCCATGCCGAATTGCTTCACATACGCAACGGCACGTATTTCTGAAATTGTAGGCCATAATCAACCCTTGGATAGATACAAAGTATCTGGTGCGTCGCAATTATGGAATGCTTATGCACCTGAATATACTAGATCATCAATACCTGTATTAGGAGCATTGGCTATTTTTAGCGGTGGAGTAGCGCCTTATTATTATGGCCATGTAGCAGTTGTAGAAGGCATTAGCGACGGTAAAATTACTATCTCGGAATCGTCGTATAAAGAATTTAATTTTCGTTTAAACAAAATGTACCAAGCGCCTGGATCGTATTATCCTAACGGATATAACAACTTACGATTATGTGGTTATCTTATTCATAAAGAATTAGGAGGCATTAAGCTAACCAACGAAAACGGAACATATACGCTAACTGCACCAACGAACAAAAGACGTGATTCGCCAGTTGGACTCATTGCAGAAACGCTACCTACTGGAAAGAAACTAACATACACAAACGTTACTACTTTCAACAACATGCGTTACATCAGTTGGGTTGAGAAAGAACCTAACGGTAATCAGTATCGCTACTTTGTATATGCACCACTTGCACAAGCTACAAGCGGATATAATGAGGGTCAATTAATCAATGAAATTGGTGTTGCTACTCTTACACAGAGAGTTAATAAACGACGTGATACACCAACGGGAATGGTAGTAGAAACGTTACCAGTCGGAAAGAAATTGCCATACACAAATAAATGGATTGGCAACGGGCATCGCTATATTTCATGGGTAGAAACTGAGCCTAATGGCAATAAATACCGTTACTTTGTGGCCGTATCAGGTTCAGAAAAATACGGAGTTGATAGATGGGCTACTTTTGGAACTGAAGAAGTCAAGAAAGAAGTACAGACACCAACTACAAAATCTGAAATTGATGAATCAAATGTAAAGCATTGGGGCGTTGATTTATCTGAACACAATATTGATTCAGTCGATTTATCAGTATATGACTTTGCCATTATCCGTGCTTGTTATGGTGAGAACACTGATAAGAAACTAGGCCAATGGATTGAACGATTGAACGGATTAAAGAAGCCTTATGGCTTGTATGTATATGACTATGCAATCAGTGACGATGAAGCCAAAGCAGAAGCACAATACACGATTAACATCGCTAAGAAATACAAACCTGAGCTTGGTGTATGGTTGGATATGGAAGATGCAGACGGTTACAAAAAGAAGCGTAATGCATGGACAAAAGAACGAGCCGTTCAGACTTGCAAAATCGTATGTAAAGCTATTCAAGACGCTGGATTCTTTACAGGCATCTACAGTTCGACATGGTTCTTTACCAATTGGCTAAATGATAGTGAGTTAAATCAATATGATAAATGGGTAGCTCAATGGGATAAAAACGATGGATTATATCATAGTGATACATCGTCAACTGGTTCAATTCATCAGTATACTTCTATTGATTCGCATAGTGGTTTAGCATTGGATAAAAATGCCATGTACGTTGAATTTGACCATTACAAAGCTAAATCAGATGAGCAAAAGCAACCCGAAGAGCCTAAGAAAGATGATTCTAAGCCAAATACTAGCACTGATGACAACAAGCCTAAATCAGACGATAAGGAGCCAAATAAAAAGGATGATTCAAACAAGGAAATTGATTCATGGATTGTAAAGCTAATCAAAGCTATCATCAAATTCCTGAACAAGAAAGCGAGCGATAAGTAATGGCGTTGCATTACAAAAAGAAGCCAGTCATTATTGAAGCGATGCAATTAAACTTTGACAATCGTGATAGTATCATTGAATTTGCAAAAGGATGTATTACTTTGGTTTGGGAAAATAATTATTTGATGGGTGCGTATGTAAATACCTTAGAGGGTCGTACGTACGCTACCTATGGTGATTACATTATCAAAGGTGTAGACGGTGAGTTCTACCCATGCAAACCGTCTGTTTTCGAAAAGACTTACGAGCTTGCGGAAGAATTGTTCTAGGAGGTATAAATTTATGGATGATAAAGCTATTAATATTGTCAACAATTATATTGCAAAGCATCTGAATCAAACAGATACAGATACCAGTTTTGAAGCGTATATTGTTTGGAAGTGCAAGACTTTGCAAAATTGGAAGTGGTTGATTTCATCAACACTTGCCGATGGGATGTATTATGAAGTTACCTATAATGGCAATAAAAAAGAATTTTACTTGGATGCATATAAAAAAGTTGAAAATGTATGCATTAAATAAATTTAATTTAGGTATTGTTTTTGACCGTTTCTAAAAACGGCATTGTTGAATTACAACTATTTTCTATCGAGTAAAAAGAGGGGCAATAAAAAATGTCCATTTTTTTGTATATTGACAAATCAAAAATAAATGAATACAATACGATTGAGAATAGCGGTAGAGAATTCTAAGTGAACCTATCTGCACAGAATGCTCCTCGATGAGGAGTTTTTTTGTTTTCTCAATGTAGGCAATTATGTAAGCAAATGTACGCTTATGTATTGTTATGTACAATTTACTCTATATAAATAAAAACGGTTTTAGTCACAACCTTATCCCTTATACTGGGGGTTACAACTAAAACCTGTTTAAAAAGATTCGCTACATCTAAAAGATAACATATTTTTGTGAAAAAAGTCAATTATTAATCGATTTATTTTGACTCTAATTATTTTTATGCTATAATTTAATTGCGATATATGTACATAGACCTACGGTAGGAAGAAAAACTATGTTAAAATTTGACATAGTTTTTTTTCTATGCTATAATTCAATTACAATCCAATTGCGACATTGGTTTGTAATAGCCGATTATAATTGGCTAAAAAACAAGCAGTGGGACTACATCTCCACAGTGTAGTTCCTTTTTTTATGCTATAATATGACTGTGAAATGGTCACATTCGATGGGACTAAAAGAAGAGCACTTTATCCGGGAGTGTTCTTTTTTTTGAGCGATATTTTTCGTGAGCTACATTTCGAGTAATTTCTAACTAGTTTCGAGTATTATTGTTTATTATTTTTGTCGGTTTCTAAAAAACGTCATATGTTGAATTTATCAACTATATTTTCTTGTCGAGTAAAAAAAGGGATGGCCTTAGCGGTCATCCCGATTTTTTTGTGCTCGATCAATCGTTTCTTGCATGGCTTTTCGAAATACTTCTGATTGTGAGATTCCGATCTCTTTACAAGCTTGTTTGAATTCATCAACAAAATCTTTTTTATATCGTGCGGCTACACTTCCCATATTTTCTTTTTTCCAGTCACGTATGTATTTTTTTTGGTCAAAGTGATTATTCATAAGAGCCTCTATCTAATTAACGTGTAAATTAATACAATCAATAATACGATTACAGTTATGTCCAATACCATTTTTACAATTTCAATTTTTTTCATTAAAATCATTCCTTTCTTTTTGGTATATGTTAGAATGGAATCAAGAGATGGGAAGTTATTTCCCCATGCTCTTGATTATTGCTAGAATCAGTGAGACGATTTCTAACAACTCTTTGGCAATTTCCAAATATTGCTTGAACCGTTTATATTTGGACTTGCCTTTTTTCTTTGGTTTCTTCATTTCTTACCTCCTAAAGAACTAGGTTCTTTATCTCTTTACATATATATTATAGCATAGTATATATACTATGTATACAACAGTTTTATTATTTTTGGGAATGATTTATAATCTTATATAATTATGATAAATCATTGTATATCGTCGTCCATAAAATCAACGATGCCTTTATCTGCCGATTTGAACCAATGAGCGTAAGTGTTATGTAAGGTATCAACCGTATCACCTAGACGTTTGGCAATATCAAAATCAGTGAATCCATTGGTCATGTGATTAATGAGATAGCTTGCATGGCTATGGCGTAGATCATGTATGCGTATCTCTGGTATCTGTTCTTGTGGTCTTAATTTTATATTGGCATCATATATGCCTTTTTTAAAATGTCTACGAACAGTTTCGGCCGGTAAAGGTTGACATCCGCCAAACACGAAAAAATCATCAGAGTATTCAAAAAAGCCCATTACGATGTCTTTCCATTCTTTCATTTCTTTGTACAAGATTTTTGGCATTGTGATTGTCCTATAACTATTTTTTGTTTTTGGTGGTGTGGTGTAATTCCCAGGCTCTCTAGCACGCATTTTACATGTTTTATTGATTGTGATTGTATGTCTGCAAAAATCGATATCTTTCCATGTTAAAGCCATAGCCTCACCTTTTCTACATCCCATATAGTATAAGGTGGAATAAAGTAGATGCATCATTGGATCATGAATCTCATTTATAAACAGTTTAAACTGATCAGGTTCCCAAAATTTCATCTCTTTTTTCTTTTCATCTCTACGTGCTGAGAAGCGCACTCGATCCATTGGATTTGTACTCATGTAACCGTACAAGACAGCAAACTTACAAATCTTGACCAATGTGTAATATATCTTTTTAACATAGGTCTTGGAATATTTACCATCAAGCTCATTGATATATATTTGAATTTTTCGATAATCACGGAAATCTTGTGTGTTTCTGAATTTTTTCTGTAGTTTTATGATTATATATCTATCTGTATCTACACTGATGGACTTGACTTGATTGGACCAATTTGCAAGGTAAGATTTGACGATTTGGTCAAATGTGGCATATTGAATTGGATCTTGAAGTGAAAGTTTAAATTCTTCCTCTGCAAGTAAGCACTCATGCTTGGTTAAAAAGCCTCTTTTTTTGTGCCACTGTGTGTTACCATCAACGGTTATTTTAAAATGATAATACCATGTTCCAGTTTTTTTATCTTTGTTTACGGTCATATTTTATCTCCAAAAAAATGGTGCCGATACAAATATAAAAACCACTTTTCAAATAAAAAAGGGTCTCTAGAGTTGCCCAATAGTTGCCCATTGGTCTCTGAAACCCTTTATATAAAGCACTGGTGCCGATACGCGGACTCAATTATAAATTTTTATGTACTTTATATAAAGGACTTTATTGTGTCGGTCACATCTTATTTACTATAGTTTTTAACATAAATTGCCCAAAAAGTTGCCCGTTTCTGTGATATGATTTTGGTGCCAATACAAATTGTAATATAAAATTAAATTGAATCGATTAGTTTGAAAAGATATAATATGCATGAAGAACAAAAAGATTACATCTTTTCCAGAGTGATAGTAATAAAACTATTACTCCATTTTTTTATGTACGCCCTTATTGACATGTACGAGATGTCAGGGCTTTTTTAGTGCTTTATTTTGCTAAATTCGGCACTTGCATTATTCTTAGTGTCATATTTTTAAAAAAATGGCACTAAGGCATATGTTATTGTCATTTTTATATTGTTTGTGGCACTATAAAATTTGAATTAGTTTAGAAAAGAAAAATGTTCTATTGCGTATTTGATCGTCATGAATTAATATCCCACTTTCAATCAATTTATTTAAGAGTGTGTAAACCGTCTTTGACGGAATATTTAATTTCTTGTTGTCTATTAATTGTTTTGCTTTGAAAACAGGGTGTTCAAATATAAAATCAAGGATTTGTATAGAATGAGCAGAATTTAATACATCGACTATTTGATTTTTCATTTGTTCATAAAGGTTATTTATCGCAATTGCCTTAATGGTACTTTCATTAGAAGAAAAAATGACCCCATTTAAAAAATATTTAAACCAGTTATTCCAATTTCCGGTAGATGATACGGAATTTAATGATTCTAAATATAATGATCTATTATTATTAAAGTATGAGCTCATATAAAAAGTTGGAAGTGGCAATTTTTCTCGGTAATATAAAAACAAAGGTATTAATAATCTGCCAATTCTACCATTACCATCTTCAAAAGGGTGAATCATTTCAAATTGACAATGAATAATTGCAGTTTGTAATAGTACATCAAAATCATCGTAGTGAATATATTTTTCTAAATTTGATATATATTTATCTGTTAGATTGGCAGGAACGGGAGTGAATACAAAACCATTTGCTGATACAATATAATTCTGTTGTCTTTTAAACTGCCCCGGTTTTTTTGATTCACCGCGAACATTGTTCAATAGAATCATGTGCATTTGTTTAATTATTTTTCCTGATAAAGGAAGTTTATTGTCGTTAACACTGATTGTCGACATTTTATCAAGTGCATAGTATAGAGCATTACGATAGTTAGCAACTTCTTTCATTTCATCACGATCAACATCAGATGGAACATCAGCATCATATTTCAGTAAATCCTCTAATGTCGCATGAGTTCCTTCCAGTTTTGATGATAGTACTGCTTCTTGAGCGATAAGCGGAGATATCAATAAACTGGGATTAATCAAGTTTATCAAATATCCTCTATATTCACCGAATTTTTGATTTGCTTCATTTAGCAGTTTCATTGTATCTAAATTTGTTGTTAATTCTTTTAAATAATCAACTGGAAGCATTGGTGGGCAAAATGGAGCTGGTGCCTCATTTAGCAATTTATTTATTAGATTTTCCCCTTTTTTGTTGTTTTCCATTTCACATCTTCCTTTCTAATGATTCATCCCTATTCCACCCGCTCGGAATACGAGCTATTAAAGATATTTTTGTAACGATTCTATTAATTTATCCTCTAGATCATAGATATCATCAAGTGTATTGATATCATATCGAACAGGCTTCTTATTTTCATCTGAAATCAATATATGCTTTTTTCTAGAATCCAAATTGATTCTACATATCCATTTACGTGTGTTTTTATCAAGCAATACACCAAAATAACTTTCAGTGTCTTTGTAGGTAATACGATCACCAGACACATTTTTTCTAAGTATAGCCTTTATTATGGCGAAAGCATTAAGCTCATCATAGGTAGTAATGATCTTACTAGTTTCTTGTTCTATTTCATTATCATCAACAGTTTCACCAGTATCAGAATTCGATTCACTTTCAGAATTAGCAAGCGTCTCTTTAAATTTGTTTGACATTCGTTCATTGATATATTGATTGATAGCTTTTTTAGTTAGCGGTTTAAATTTATCTAGTACACGCTGATTCTTTAAGCCATCATATACTCCATCATTTAGAATCATCCTAACAAAATCATCAGTTGGATTTTCTATTATGTCTTTAAATGCAGATTTTAATAACCCCATATACTTTAAATCCGAGGCTGTTCCTAGGATGCTGTCAATATCAAGATTATCCCTTATAAAATTCTTTAAATACTCAATTGATTGGTCATTTAATTGTTCCATGTTCAGAATATAAAATGGTTTGGAATCCATTACATTGGGCTGATCAAGATCACTGTAAAATTTATATTCAATACCGTTGGTCAAAATAGCAAATCTAGATTTTGTTGTACCGAAATATCTAAAAAGCTGAGAATCATGTTTCTCAAGTTTTTCATTACATGATT